CAGCCCGTACACGCTTCCGCACGCAAACTGCGGATAGGTTGCCGGTGCGGAAATGCTGTTGTTTTGAATGGAGCCGTCTTGAAACGAAATAGAAAGGTTTGGATTAGGCGCATAACTTGCAGCAACACCGTTTCTATCGCAGTTAGCAATGTTGCAGTCGTTAAACGCAACGGTTGTTGATGTAAGAGCTGCGCCGCCAGCGTTAAAATCAACACCAATTTGGTGATACTCAATTGTGCATTTTTTAACCGTTGTCCACAAAGCCGCAGCCATGCGAATGCCGGTTTGGAAATAACGAACGCGCAAGTTTTCAAGCTCAACCTGCCCTACAAAGGCAGTGTCTCCCACTTGAATGCCGGTTCCGACATATGAGCCAGGCGTGGTAACGCTACCGTACACAATCATGTTGCGAACGGAGCATGAATTTGTAATAAGAATTTTTGATGTTGAATCTGCGGCTTGCAGTTTGGTCTGCCAGCCTTCTCCGGTCCAAATTGCCTTTTGACCAGAGGTTGTGGTGCCAGGCGTAATCGAGCCTGTAAATTTGTAAGTTCCCGCAGGGAACAGCAAAATTCTGCCCGCAGCTGCCGTGTTGGCAGCAATAATGGCCGATGTGCTATCCGTTGCACCCGTGGAGTCGGCACCAAAGTCCAAAACGCTGACAATGTCGCGTTCTTTACTCTGAAGGGTACGAGCAGTGGCGCTTGTCCCGGACTGGAGAAACCCGACCAGCGACGAGCCAGACGAGGCCGCCAAGTCGGACACAATCTCGTTGATGGCGCTTTGGACGTCGGTGGCCGCAATGGTGCCTGACGGTGTGTTTGTGATTCGGGATGCCGGCGCACTGACCGTGACCACGCCGGTTGTGGTGTTGATGGTGGCATCACCGCTGGCCGTGAACCCTCCCAGAGCCGTGCCGGACTTGTACTGAATCTGGCCACTCGTGCCAGCCGGCGTGGAGTTGGTGTACACCTCCGTGAAGTTCTGGTTCACCTTGGTGAACGCAGTGCGGGCTGGGTCGCCAGTACCGTCGCCGGGCTGGTTGCCGATGTTGATTGTCTGTTGTGTCATGATCCGTCCGCCAAGAAGTGCCAAGTGTCGGCAGTGATTGAGACCGCGTCAGCAGTCCACTGAACGCCAGTGTTGCCCTGCTTGTAGAACCCGGTGTAGCCTCGGTCCGTGCTATCAAAGCGCCGGCCATTGGACCACTCGTAGACGCCGTGGTCAGGCGCGGAGTACTCCGAGCCCCACGCCCTGATGGCCATGTCCTTGAAGCTGAAGCTGCGCCAGGTAACTGGCAGGCCAAGTTCGGGCGGGACTGTGTTACGTGCCATCAGTACTGCCCCTCAATCTCGTGCAGCTGGTGAACGACGGCCTGCCGATTGCGGGCCTCTTGCAGCTCGCCGGCCAGCCTGCGCACCTGTCCCGCCTCGACATTGGTAATGAACCCACGGCCTGATGCCACGCGGTCAAGCGTGTTGCACAGGTCACGGATTTGCTTGTCGGTCAGGTCCTGTCTCACAGAATGTCCGGTTCCAAAATGCTGTTGTCGATGAATTCAGGCGGGCGGGGGTCCATGTCATAGATGCGGCTGACCGCATCGATGAGGTCCTTCAGTCCGGCAAAGGGATAATACCCCACTTGCATCCTGAAGCGGTCCGCTAGGTTGTAAAGCTGGCCGTTCTCGTCCCGCTGGACGATGGGCCGGGCAATCCGGTAGTCGTAGCCGTCGGCGATCATTCGGCGTTGCCCAGGCGTATGGTCTGGCTGGCCTTCCTCTGGCTCGTAGGGCAGGAAGAAGCTGTGGCCGCGGATGTCGGGCAGCAGGCGCTGAACACGGTCGTCCTTAGAACCGGGGCCTTCCGACGGCCACTCGAGCTCCTCGATGTCCAGCCCTTGAACGTTCTCCACCCGGACGCGCTCGTGAAAATAGTCCATGTCGGCAATGGCGCCGTAGCGCTCGTAGCCAACCTTTACGCCGACCACGCCGGGCGCCACCCGCCACTTCTTCCACAGGTCCCGCATGCCCGTCCAGCGCTCGAGCAAGTCCATCTTGTGGTCGTAGCCGTCCAGCAAGTATTTGTTTCCGTTCCAGTCGATGCCCACGACGGCCATGGCAGTGTTGGCCGAGCCCTTCTTCTTGGACCGTGCTGGGTCAATCATCAGGTAGACCATGAGGGACTCGGGGCGCCACTCATAGATCTGGAGGTCATCTGGGTCGAACCAGCGCTGGCTGCCGGCCAGTGGGTTTTGGAGCATCTGCGTGGCGATGGTCGACTCGAGCTGCGTCTGTACGCGTCGGTCCCATTCAGCCTGGTCAAACAGGACCGGGCGGCCATCCTTAGTCCCGTCGGCGGTGGCTGGGTAGGTACGGGGTTTTACCGCACCAGTGCCCATGATGTGGGCGTAGGTGTCGGCAAAGTTGTAGCGCGTCCCGATGTGCCACATCCTGCCGCCGGCCGTCCCAAGGTTGTCGGACACGGACCACGCCTCGGTGGTCTTGGTGATTTGCTCGGGCGTGGATACGGACTCAAGCGTCACAACGTCGTCGTACACCCGTAACTGGAAGTGCCGGCTGGTTGGCTGGCCGTCCACAAGCCCGTGGGCCTCGACCGTGGCCTCCTTTGGGTTGGACTTCCGCTTGACGATGATGCCGCCGTCCAATGACCAGGCTGTGGCCTCCTGACTTGGCTTGGCGTGGAGGATGTCCGGGAACAGGGACTGAAGCAGCTGGTTGCCCTCAAACTCGCGTTTGATCTGCGCGAGGAATGCCTTGGCAATCGGCTTAGTGTGGCTAAAAATGCCGACCGTCACTTCAGGGTCTTTCAGGATTTCCTGAATGATGCCGGCAAAGGTGATGATGGTGGACTTGTAGTGCTCGCGAGCCCACAGATCGAGGTGGCCGTTGGGGTTCGCCTCCACCTCCCGGCAGCGGGCGTAGAGCCACGGGTGCCAGGCATCAGTCCTGCCTAGCAGCTTAACGAGCAGGTAGTACCTGTCGACCTTTGCCAGCCACCGCATGCACGGACGGTCTCGCCCTCGGTTGTCGAGGGCGTCCCATGCCGTCAGCAGGCTATTGAACGGTAGAGCCTGTATCTGTTGAGCTAGCGCGTCCGATGAGGGCGCGAGCGAGCCGGACTGTGAGCTCGTCATGGTCTGGTCCCTGTATTTGTTCCGGCGCCTCGCCGACGTAGACCGTCTGAGCCGCCTTGCCCTCGATGCGCTCGGCCACCATCTGGAGTGCCCATTGCTCGCCTTCAGCAGCTGCACCCACTAGTTTGTCGCATAGCATGTCCAATCCGCGGTCTATGGTGCCACCCTTTCGGGCCAGTGCACGGGCAACTGCCGAACGAAAACGAGCGCCTTTGTGTGCGTTGTCGTTCTCAGGCTGTCCACCTGTTGTCCTAGACACTCGTTTGACCATTTAACTGTTTGTCCGTATGCGACTTGTATGTCGCGTTTGATACAGTGTCACTTGCTCTTTTTCTTGCCCTTTCGGGCAGAGGTCAAGCTGGCGGCCACAGCCTGCTTCTGAGGGTAGCCGGCGTGGACCATTTCGCTGATGTTCTTGGAGATGGTCTTGCGGCTGGAACCTTTCTTGAGAGGCATGTCATTTGCCTTTAGCGGTCTTGGCAGACTGCTTAAATGCCGAGGCTGTGGGAGCACCCTTGGCGCCGGGCTTGCGCATGTGTTCGCCAGATCCAGCGGCGATGCGCTTTTTCTTGGCGTTGATGTTGGAGTACAAACCCGGCTTAACCATTAGCCGGACTTCGTGCGGTTCTTGCTGCCCTTTTCATAGCGAGCGGCAGACATCATCTGCGGGGTCTCGCTGGAGCGCCCCTTCTTCCCGCCGACCTTGCCGGGCTTTCCGGCCATTGAACTGGCCATTTTCGGGCCCTTCTTCATCATTGCCATGGGTTGTCTCCCTGTCAGGCGTCGCCGTGATAGCCAGCCAGGGCGTTATACCCCGTCAGGCCGCCGTAGGGCTGCTTATTCTTGCGAATGTACAGCTGGATGCGGTTGGGCAGGTCCTTGTTCCTGCGGTGCAGGATGGTGCTGTCCAAGTCGTAATCGCCCGTAATGTTGGGCGTGTTGCGCCACTCCCGAGGGGCGCATTGATGGCACTGGTAGCCCTTAGGCTTTCGCATTTTCGGACTCCGCGATGATGGCGGTCGTGGAAACGCCAGGCAAATGAGGAAGCTTGATGATTTCGGGCCCTTCAAATATTGGGCCATCCTTCTGTTTCCACCCTATCCTGCGGTACATAATTTTGCAAGAGGAGTGGTCGTAACCCTTAAACAGCCGGTGCGGCCGGATGTTCATCAGCAGTGGGTCTTCCTGTCCTTCGAAGCTAATGATGGCAAACGTCTTGTCTGTGCCGGCGCGGACGATGTCCAGATACCGGGTGATGTCCTCGGCCCGCTTCCACCAGTCGTTCACCGGGCGGGTCGGACCCTTCAGGCGCTCAACCGACTCGTCCGAATTGATGGCAATAATCAGGTGGTCGCATTTAGCCAGAGCGTCACAGAGAATCATCTGGTGGCCGGCGTGGAACAAGTCGAAGCAACCGTTCACGAAACCTATGGTCTTCATTCGGCCTCCCGAACTAGGTCAATCAGCCGTTCCACGGAACAAGTCGAGGTTCCCACCTGACCAACCACATGGCCGGCAGCAAGGTTGGCCAGAATGGCTGCGTCCTCGAGGGACGCCTTAGCGGCCAGTGCGCAGGCCACGACGGCCACCACTGTGTCTCCGGCGCCGGTCACATCAAATACGGCCTTAGCGGTTGCCGGGAAGTGCTTGAGCTTCTCGCCCTTGACGATGAGCCGGAGCCCTTTGGGGCCTTCCTTGGCAAGGATGGTCTTGAACATGGGCAGATCTGGGTGGGTGGCTTCTACCGTGTTGGGGCAGATTACCGTGCACCCTTGGTACTTCGTCCAGTTCGTGCCCTTTGGGTCCACCACCACCGGGATGCCGGCCACACTGGCCTTGTGAATGACGTTGACGCAGAGCTGCGATGACAGCCAGCCTTTATCGTAGTCCGATAATACGATGGCATCCACGCCGGTCAGATTGAACCCTGTGCAGTCGAACAGCTCTTTTGCCGGGTCGTACCGGCGGTCTTGGTCCACCCGGAGCAGCTGGTGGTTGCCCACCATGTAGCGGTGCTTTTCTGTCCATTGAGCGGTAGGGAACCAGCTTTGCCACCGGACCGACAGCATTTGGAGGTTCTCGGTCACATTGGCAGCCCCACCAGAGCGACTTTCCTGCCGGTCTTTGACAAACACCGGGACCGGGGCTTCCGGGCTCAGGCGGTCTACGTGGCCAAAATGGTAGACGTCGACCATGGGGTCGCCTATGACAAGGATGTTGGTCTTCTGCCAGCGGCCAATGACGTTAAGAAGGTGCTTCACTTGGCCACCTTCTGGTAACGGCGGATGAGGCGGCCATGGGCTTCGGGGCGGTGGGCGGTAATGGCGCCAGCCTGCACGATGGTTCCGTCCTTAAGCCAGCGCCGCAGCTGGGCGCCGATGACGGCTGACCAGGCATTGGGGTGATCAGGCTCCTCGAGGCCGCCGTCCTCCAGCCACTGGTGCAAATCCTCGCCCGTAAACATGGACTGCACGACGAGAAACTGAAACTCCTGCTCGATGGCCTTGGCGGCCTTTCCAGCCCATGCCGAGTTGTGGAATGTCACTTTGGCCATGCCTGCGTTTCGCAGCTGGCGGCCAGTGGCCTTTTGGAAAATAGACAGTTGCATCATTTCGGTACTCCCGAGTCAATTAGTTCACAAAGAAGATGGACCACCATAAGGTGGTTCATCTGGATAATGGCGGTCGAGCCGCCGGGACACATCACATCGAGGTCACAGTGGGAGTTCATCCCCTTGCGACCGGAAATACCCACCACGCCCATTCCGAGGCGGCGGGCGGCATGGATTGCTTCGTTGACGTTCTGGGACCTGCCCGAGGTTGAAAACGCCACAAGGACGTCGCCAGGGCGTCCGAGACCTTCTACCTGCCGGCTGAACACCCGGCGGTAGTCGTAGTCGTTGGCACATGCAGTCAGGACCGAGGTGTCCGCGGTCAGGGCAACAGCGCCCAACGCCCGGCGCTCGGTCTCGTACCGCACCACCAGCTCGGCCACAAAGTGCTGGGCTTGAGCCGCCGAGCCGCCGTTCCCGCAGGCCAGAACCTTTCCGCCGGACGCCCAGCAGGCCAGCAACATGGAGGCCACGGGCTGAAGCGTTGTGTCGAGCATTGGCGCCAGCTCGTTCAGGGCGTCCGTTGCTTGCTCGATGCGCAGGCGCGTCAGTTCTTGTTGCATCAGCATTTGCCAATCTCCTTGGCTGTCAAAATGGTGAGCGGTCCGTACATGGGTTCAAACAACTTACGTTTGATTTTGAACGTTTGAGTTTCCACGCCCTTGACGTCTTCCACTACCACGCGGCCGTCAAAATAGACGATAAGAAAGTCCGCCACGTACTTAACGCCCGGAGCAAGGTGAAACGGAACCTGACAGGTAAACCAACGAATCAGGTGCGCCTTTTGAAGCTCCACCAGCTGCTTATACCGACGGGCTTCGAGCTTGGACGCAAAGCTGCGGCCGTCGACCTCGGTGCGGATGGCGCGGTATTTGGTCCTCACTTCCGCTTCCCGATTTTCATCATCCCGATGTCGTGCGCCAGCCAAGACGGCCACTGGTTCTTCGGAGTCGCAGCGCAATAGGCTCGCCACAGGCTCAAGTATGAGTTTCCCGGCGGGACGTAGCGTGGCGAAATGATGTGTCCGTCCGGGTTTTTCGGCAGTCCGGCGCGTTCTTTCTGAAGAGCTTGAAGGCTAGTCATGGTTCCTCCCACGAATGCTTTAGGCAAAGTCCAACCCCTTTCCCCAGGATGGATGGCCAATCCGGGTAGTCGGGTCCCCTGCCAGGGTTTACTGGCGCAATCCCACAGGACGGTTCCAATCGGGACGCGGTTGCAGAGGGACGCAGAGCCGCGGTTAGTGCTTTCCTGACCAGCTGCCACACTTCGGGCACAAGACTACGTGGGTCGGACGACCCGGCTTTACTGGTTGAAGTTCGTGCATGGCGTGCTAGGATTAGCGCCACAGGAGGGCAGCTTTCTTCGCGTGTCATGCCCGAACCGCTTGCAGGCGGCCGAGTGATAGCCACAGTACTCCTGTGGCTTTCTCTTTTCAAGTAGCGCATAAAGCGCTCTTCCATTTGTCTTCGCGGTCGTAAAGCATGTAGCCCTGCTGCCGTGCCCGCGTGATGACCTTGACGCAACAGCCGTATTTCTTGGCCAGTATTTTGACCGTGCCGCGTTTGGCAATCGGTCCAGATCCAGTCAGTTCGCGTACTTCAGCCAGCTGCTCCCGGGTGAGCTTGGGGCGCCGGCCAAGAATGCCAGGCATGCCAACCATGGCTTTCAGCTCCAGCATTTCGTTTTTATCCTTGAGCATGGCCGTGAGCTGGTAAAGCCGCAGCTCGGGAACCGTCCTTCGTTTCCTCCAATTGCTCACTGCTTGTTTGGTGATTCCAAGCGCTTTTGCGGTTTCTTCCAGACCACCGAAATGGTCAATCACTGTGTTTGGGTCCATAGGGTGCCATCCTGACACACAATCTTTTTGTAAACAACAGTTGACAGGCCAATAAACATTGGTTTACGATTCGTCTCAGTTCTTAGGAGGACTGCGATGAAAACTGTATTTGAGGAAATTGTTGACGAGGTGGTGACGTACAACGTTAACGCCGCCCGTGCCGACGGAAACACCCGCATCTACACGCCGGGCGTTTATGTCTCCGATGTGTTCCGCGATGCACACCGTCACGATGACATGTTCAACACCCTGCTTGGCATTTTGAGCGTTCAAGAGTTGACCGCGGCCGAGCAGCTTGTTGAAGACGCCCTGGCTCACGGTGACGAACGGGACGCCGAGTTCTACGCCGATTGCATGCGGCTTGGCGAGCAGCTCGTGTTCGCAATCCAAAACAGCATTGAGATAAAGCTGCGCGCCAAGGTGAAGGCCAAGCTTGAGGGGAAGCGCTGATGCAAACCTTCGACGATCTCGACATTCTGGCGCTGCTCTGGCTGCTTCTGTGCTTTATGAGCATTGCAACCGCCATTATTGGCGTCTGGCTGTTTCGCACCCGCAAGCAGCCGATGGCCGTGTACCGCCGTCGCCGCTGGTGGCTCTTCCAGTGAGCTTGCTGAGGCGCATCATTGGTTTGTGGATGGAGCCGGAAGTTCTTCCGCCGCCAGACACAATTGAGGAAAGGAATGCCCGCAACCGGGCGTTGTGGACATATCGGTTTCATTCTATGTCTGGGAGGACAAAGTGAACACACGCACTAAGGTGGCCCTGTTTCGCCACTTCTACGGCAGCAATAGCAGCCATTTTGTCGACCTTGTCGGCACCGAAGACAGCCAAAGCCAGCGCGTCAGCGAGTGGGTCGAAGTTGAGCTGGTGCTCGATGCCGACTTGGCCGCCGCGGCCTTTGACAACCACTTGGCCGCCAAGCGCGCCAAGCTGCTGGCTGACATCGAGCAGCTCGGGGGTGCAGCATGAGCCGCATGAAGGAACATGTCGCCGCCAACATTGTTGAGCTGGACCCCATCCGGCTCGACACTGGCGCCACCAGTCTGACGCAGGCGCTGGCCGCCGCCCAGGCAGACATGGTCAACCCGAAGTTCGACAAGGTGAACCCGCACTACAAGTCGAAGTTCGCTTCCTTGGCCGCTGTCCGTGACGCCGTCGTGCCGGCGCTTGCCCGGCATGGCGTGGCCATGACCCAGACATACCGCATGGTGGATGGGTATCAGATCCTCGTGACCACCCTGATGAAGGGCCACGAGCGCATCGAGTCTGAGGTTCCGTTGCCGGCGTACAGCAAGCCTCAGGAGTGGGCCAGTGCGACCACCTACGTCCGTCGGGTGTCCCTTATGGCCATTGCCGGC